ATTTTTATTGATTATCTAAACATCTGTGCATCATCAAGATATAGAAGTGCTGTCAATGTAAACTCATACAATTATGTCAAAGCAATTGCTGAAGAACTTCGTGGTCTTGCTGTGGAATTTGACGTACCAATTTTTTCTGCAACTCAAACTACAAGAAGTGGTTTTACTAGCACTGATCCTGATCTCACAGATACATCAGAATCATTCGGTCTTCCTGCAACTGCTGACCTTATGATTGCACTTATTAGTAGTGATGAACTAGAAGAACTTGGACAAATAATGGTCAAGCAATTAAAGAATAGATACAATGATCCAACATATAATAAAAGATTTGTTGTTGGTATTGACAGACCGAAGATGAGGTTGTATGATTGTGAACAGGAAGCACAAGATGATATCTTGGACACAAGTGTAGATACACCTATTCCTGCAAAAGTTTCAAAAGCAAGTTTTAATGACTGGAAATTCTAAACAAGTTGATCTCGAAAAGTACGCTGTATTCGTGGATGGTGTCACATCCAATCCCAGTAAAGATTATAAATCTTTCCTTGATAGTATTGAATATCTTGACGGAGAAGGTTCCAATATTCAGCGGCTTCTTACTGCTGCTGTTGGTATCAGTGCTGAAGGTGGTGAGTTTATGGAGATCGTTAAGAAAATGTTATTCCAAGGTAAACCTTGGAACGACGATAATAGAGAACATCTTATTATTGAGTTGGGTGACGTTATGTGGTATGTGATGCAGGCATGTAAAGCACTCGATGTATCTTTAGATGAGGTCATAGCAGGTAACGTTGAAAAACTTAAGAAACGTTATCCCGGAGGAGACTTTGATGTTTATCACTCGGAGAATAGAGCAGCAGATGATAGATGATTTATTACACTGTTAATATTGGAAATTATATTGAAGATCTTCAAGCACCATCATGGGTTCAAGTAATCACTGAGGTAGAAGAATCTACAGGAGACATGGTACGTGATAGTAGGATACCTAAAATAAAGTGTCCATTCTCAGGACCCTCTGTTTATATTGATGCTAGTAGAGTTCATTTTTTAAATAAAAAATTTAGAGATCTTTCAGAAGAAATTTTTGAGAAGCACGATCTATTTGTATTGCAGCATCCACATGAACATACATATATTGAAGAGTGTGCTGAGTATATACAACGAGGGTGGGTGAGTGAAGAAGATATCTTTTCTTTTACAAATTATATCAATCCTTTTTATGACTTCTCAAAACATTTTCAACCAATGGGCACTGTAATTTGGCGTAGGGATCAAAAAGAATTTAATGATAGATGGTGGGATTTATATCTTCGTGGTGGAGTTCGTGATCAACTGTCTATGGCAGTTGCTTTGCCGGAGAATTATGGTCATGCTCCATGTAGAAAATTTATAAATCAATTCTCTGATGCATCACCAGAAGGTATATGGTGGAAGACTAGACAAGGTGATTACAAAAGAACTGTTGAAAAAGATCCACACGATGCTGCTTTGAGATTGTGTAAGGTGACAGGACTAAGTAGATTTAGATATAGAACTAGATTGTCTACTAAAGGAGAATTAAGGATTGGTAAAACATTATGATCATTTACACTTGCATTACTAATGGGTATGACGAAATCCCAGATCATTATTATGACCCAGATGTTCAGTATGTTTGTCTCACTGATGGTTCAATAGAAAAGAAAGGACCATGGGAGTTTAGAGATATTCTAATTGAACACGATGACCCTGTAAGATTATCAACACATCCTAAACAAAATCCACACTTGTACTTCCCCATGGGATCAAAAACAGTTTGGATTGACGGATGTTATTGTATGACAAAAGAATTTGTTGAGCGTTCTAAACAGAATCTTGACAATCATGATTTTACAATCATGAGACATCCAAATAGATATTCATATATGGATGAGGTATTGGAAGGATTCATGACATCAATGGATACATGGGATGATGAAATTTTTATTACTCAAACTCTAAAGGATATTGGATATAATTTCAAAGATTATATCTCACCAGTGTGTGCTTCTATATGGCGAGTGATTACAGAAGATCTTGTCAAATTTGATGAGTTGTGGTTGAAGTATTCTTTGATTGGTCCCAATAGAGATCAACTTGCTTTCGATGCTGCAAGACAACTCACAGGTATGAAGATGAATATATTAGAGTATGGATTTTTGGCAAAGGATGGATTCAGACAACCCGGAAGTATGGGAATGTCATTTGAAAAAGTTGGTAGGAAAAAATTGCATCCTCAAGTAGGTCATAGTAAACAATATCTTGAGCGTGATAAACTTCTTGCAGAACTCAAAAAAATTACAGGACTACATCCTTTCTTTTATGCCAAATATGATCACATGCCTATGGTAGAACGTCATGTTATAAACCCTCAACTCCCATCATGATTATCTACACTTGTATCACTAATGGGTATGATGAAATTCCAGATCATTATTATGATCCAGACGTTCAATATGTATGTTTCACTGACGGTACTGTAGAAAAGAAAGGACCGTGGGAGTTTAGAGATATTTTAGTAGATCATAAATGTCCTAGGAGAAAATCTTCACATCCAAAAATAAATCCTCATTTATATTTTCCTATCGGATCTAAGACAACATGGATCGATGGTTGTTATGTGATGACAAAGGAGTATGTTGAACGTTCCAAAGAAAATCTTGACAAACATGATTTTACAATCATGAGGCATCCATGTAAATACACATACTATGATGAGGTTCTTGAAGGTTTTTTGGCATCAATGAATACTTGGGATGATCAGATTCTGATCACAAATACTATTAAGGATGTTGGATATAATTTCAAAAAATATTGCTCACCAATACTAGGTTCTATGTGGCGTGTGATTACGGAAGATCTCAATAAGTTCAGTGAATTGTGGTGGAAGTATTCTTTGATCGGTCCTAATAGAGATCAAATTTCTTTTGATACTGCTAGACAACTTACTTCTATAAAGTTGAATATACTAGAGGATGGATGGATACTTAGAGATGCTGATGGTAGAATTATTGAGGGAACTATGGGTATGTTGTTTGGGGATGAAGGTAAACTTGGAAGAAGAAAACTTCATCCTCAAGCAGGACATGATAAGCAATATCTAGAGAAAGATAAAATGCTTGCAGAACTAAAAAAAATTACAGGACTACATCCATTTTTCTATGCCAAGTATAATCATATGCCTATGGTTGATCGCCATGTAATTCGACCTCAACTTCCAAATTCTTGACAAGTATGTAAAGTTGTGTTACTATAAATAAGACTAGTAGATTTTGATCTCAACACATTTCATAGGACTCGAAAGATCGCCCTCCTTTGAAGACTGCTCTCAAACCAAGACCTATAGGCAGTATAATACTTCGTCTTTTATCCAGTAGTGAGGGATTACTGGAAATAAGTTTCGCATCTACCCTTGATGCCCTACTTACAAACGTCTTATTAAATGACAACTCTTTCAACTCAAACCCGCAGTAAAGGTCTCCTAGCAGGTTGGCCTGAGTTCTGCGAGTGGGTAACATCAACTAACAACAGACTTTACGTTGGTTGGTTTGGTGTACTCATGATCCCATGCTTACTCACAGCAGCAGCATGTTTCATCGTTGCATTCATTGCAGCACCTCCTGTCGATATCGACGGAATCAGAGAACCCGTGGCAGGTTCTTTCATGTATGGTAACAACATCATCTCAGGTGCAGTTGTTCCATCTTCAAATGCTATCGGTCTACACTTCTATCCTATATGGGAAGCAGCAACTCTAGATGAGTGGTTGTATAATGGTGGTCCTTATCAGTTAGTTATTTTCCACTTCCTTATTGGAATTTCTGCCTACATGGGTAGACAGTGGGAATTATCATACAGATTAGGTATGAGACCATGGATCTGTGTAGCATATTCTGCACCAGTATCTGCAGCATTTGCTGTATTTTTAGTGTATCCTTTCGGACAAGGAAGTTTTTCTGACGGTATGCCTCTAGGTATCTCTGGAACATTCAACTTCATGTTCGTATTCCAAGCAGAACATAATATTCTAATGCACCCATTCCATATGGCAGGTGTAGCAGGTATGTTTGGTGGTTCACTCTTCAGTGCTATGCACGGTTCTTTAGTTACATCATCTCTAATCAGAGAAACTACAGAAACTGAGTCTCAGAACTATGGATATAAGTTTGGACAAGAAGAAGAAACATATAATATCGTGGCAGCACACGGATATTTCGGAAGACTTATTTTCCAATATGCTTCATTCAATAACTCAAGAAGTTTACACTTCTTCCTTGCTGTATTCCCAGTTGTATGTGTATGGTTGACCTCTATGGGTATCTGTACAATGGCATTCAATTTGAACGGTTTCAACTTCAACCAATCAGTTGTAGATGTAAACGGGAAAATCATTCCTACGTGGGGTGACGTTCTAAACAGAGCAAACTTAGGTATGGAAGTAATGCACGAAAGAAATGCACACAACTTCCCACTTGATCTTGCATCAGCAGAGTCAACAACAGTTGCTTTATCAGCACCTTCAATCGGTTAATGAAACAACTACTGCATAGTCCATTTAGAGACCTTATAGAATTTGGTTTCTTTCTAGCAGTGGGTGTAACCGCCGGATCTTTAGGTCTAATATAAAAATAAATACCCCTATACAGGGGGTATTTTTTTATGGCAAAAATTTCTGCTAATAGAGGAGACATAGCAGAAGGAATTATGGGTGCTGCTTTGACAGCAAAGTTTATAAAAAGACAATTAGGTCAAAGTGTAGATAATTTACCTCAAGTAAATGCAACTGATGTAGATGCAGTTTTAGCAAAATTTTTTAGAAGTGGTGGCATATATCGTAAGACTGTTAGAGATGTTCCTAAACCATTTGATTTTATACCTAAAGGTGCCCCCGGAAATGAAATAGAGACAACTATAAATGTTGTGAGAGAGTTGATGTTTTCAGATAAGGTAGTCTTCAAACTTACTCTACCTCAAGCAGCGATGGATTTTTTATCTAAAAAATCAAATCGAACTCAGGTCAGAGATATATTTGAGAGAGCAGTGAGATATGCTAATAATGATCCTACATTTATAAGGGAAGCAAATAGATTAGCAACCAATGCTAAGAATGATAAGATACTTGTAGATGCTGATGGTGTGAGTAATCAATTAGAAACAAAGGTAGATATAGGACTATCTGCTAATGGGAGAAAGATAGGAAAACAAATCTCACTTAAAACTGAAAGTGGTAGACAGTTTGCTCAAGTCAAGGGATTTGGTATTGCTGAATTTAATAAACTCTTTGCTGATAATATGGGAATTTTTGTAGATGGTAGTGTCAAAACTGCAGTGAATGATTATATAAAACAATTCAATGTGACTGATGCATTTTCTTTTAGAGCACAGACAAGTAAAGATGTTACTGGGAGTGTTTGGGGAACCAAATTAAAAAAAGCAGCAACGATATACTATAAAGGGGCAGAGAAACAAATCAAAACTCAAATCAATGCATTAGATTTTAGAAGAAAACTCGCTGCCACAATCAGGTATGGTGCAACAAGAGGTGATGATGATATACAATTAGTGAAATTGGCAGGAGCACAGGGAGCGTATTCAGAGAGAACTTTTGGTCCAGAGTTCGATGATGCTATTGAAAACGCTGATCTATCGGTAGCATCTAATTTTACAGATAACCCGACTATTAAGATTAATAGTGGTAATAAACTATTAGTGCAATTTCGTGCTAGAGTAGATGCAGATAAAAGAGCAGATGGTTACAAAATTTTACTCAGGCAGATTCTTGAAGCAGGCACAGGATTCTTTTACTTATGATTGAAGATTTAATGAACGAACTTATCTTTCAATATACAAGAGATAAGAAAAAAGTAGCGTCTATGAAAATAGAACTTGAGACCTTCACTCAATTCTACCTAGAGTTTATTGAAGGTCTGCAGGATGACGAGCATAAATATATACAATACAAGACATTAGGTCTAGCGTTAATTCAAAAAAACAAATCTCAATTTTATAAAAGAATCCGTGAAGGCATACGCACAATTCATCGCAGAAGCACGAACTACAAAGGCGTCGTCTCAAGCAAAACGTTTGGGTCTCGTCGGGGACGGTCACGGAGATTGGTATGACAAACAAGGTAATCTAAAAGCAAAAACTGTATCAGGAGAACTCAAAATGTTCTCTGGTAGAACTGGTTCTGAAGATGAGGGTTCTAAAGATACATCAACTGCTGCTAAATCAGGATCTAAATTTGCAAGTGGTGGTGTAAATCAGGCAGGATCAAAAGGTGGTGGCACTGCTGCTGATATGGAGAGAATGACATCTCTTGTTCAAAATGCTGCTGCTAGAAAAGAATTGGATGCTGCTGCAAGAAGTCAACCTCTCACAATTGCATTTGATAAATTTGATGATGAAGAGATAGCAACTAATATTGTAGGAGCGACAGCAGAATATGCAGAGGGTAAGTATTATATTTTTCCAAGCAGAGATGCTGATATAGAGGCACTCAAAGAAACATACGGAGACTCTATTATAGATGATGAAAATGCTGAGACAATATATGATGTACTACAATCAATATATGAGAGTGGTTATGGTGCTGTCAATATTGTAGTCAGACAAAGTAGAGCAAAAGAATTACAAAAACTTGCTCTCGAACAAAACGGAAACTTATATAATTTTATCAGTCTCAATATAATACCTGTTGATGAGAGAACAATTCGTGAGCAATATATCGCGGGTGATATTTTCAAGAGAGGAGCAGTTATTGAGTCACATGATAGGATTGGAGTTATAATAAGAAGAGGATCTAATCATCTAATTTGCTTAGATAAAAATAAAGAGATGTTCAGATCTTGGATCACAGAATCTGTAGAGATATAGAAACTAACTAAATAATAAATATAAAAGATTAAAAAATACAGATGAGTAATCCTTGGTCCCAAGCATACGAAGATCTTCGTAAACCCTACCTTGAAGGTAAGATGGCGAAGAAGGACTACGATGGTGACGGTAAAATAGAATCTGGTACAGATGAGTATATGGGTTCTAGAGACAAAGCAATCAAAAAAGCGATGGGTAAAAAGATTGCTAAAGAGCATCATCAGAAAGATGCTGATGGTAAAGTCATTGAGCATGAGGTAGAAGATACTACACCTGCTTCAGTAGAAGAAGAGAATATAAATGAGTTGAGTAATAAAACTCTAGGTGGTTATATTAAGAAGGCAAGTAAAGAAACCAGAGGAAACATGGTGGCAACACAACATGGATCTGGTATACCTAAAAAAGCAAAGGACATCAAACTCAAGCAGGTCAATAAAAGACTGAAGGGTATGGAGAAGGCAGGTGAGAAAATGGCAAAAGAGGATATCACTTTGACAAGAGGTGACTATGCTTCTAGAAATGTTCCTACTTCTGCATATGCTAAAGCAAAGGCAGCAAAATTCAAAGGGTATACAGCAGGTGGTGGACTAGGTTCTAACTTCTTACCATTAGCGAACAGTCACGAACCAGAAGGTGATACTATTGAAGAAAAAAAGAAAGATCTTCCTACTACAAAGATGTATCGTAAGGCAGGTAATCTAAGTCGCACAGCACTTAGTAAAGGACTTGATAGCAAAGAAGGCAGTAAGGCACAAGACAGATCTTCAAAGATTGTTAGCACTATATCTCGTGAAAAAGAAAAAGAAAGATTTAGTAAGATGAAAACTCCTGCTGCACAACTCAGAAATGAGGGTAAACAGAAGATGATAAAGAAAGAATCATTTTCTGACTGGAGATCAGAGTTTGTTTGGGAGGATAGGGACTCTGTAAAAAAGACCTAAACGAAATCTCTCCTTCTGGAGAACCTAGAAAAGCAGCAAAAAAAGGTGAGAAGATAAAAGAGGGTGGTGTAAAAAATAAAGTTACGATCAACCCTAACGTGCAGGTAGAGGAGATCAAGATGAGTAGGAAAGAATATAAGAAGATACATAAGGACTTCAAGAGTGATGATCCTAAAAATCCTAGAACTACAAAATATGTGCAGGGTAAAGGCACAGTCTCTATGCCTGTTAAGTTTACTGACGAGTATCAACCTGAAAAATCAGAAAAGATTGATGAGTTGAGTAAGAAGACTCTTGCTAATTACACTAGGAAGTCAGCAACTTCATTAGCAAAACACTCAATGGAGTTTGGTAGAAAATCTAATAAAAAAGATAGTAAAAAACTAGAGAAAAGGCATTCAGGAATCATGAAGGCAGCAAGCAAACTTGCTAATGAATCTCTTCTAGATCAAGTTGCTAATGCATACGTGGACGAGGCAACTCGTATGAAGAAGGAAATGGGATATGATAAGGGTGGTACAAAGAAACCCACAGGTCCTAAAGCAAAAGACGCTGCACTCGATGCTATCAAAGCAAAGTATAAGGGTCAGATCATGAGAACCGGAAGCAAGCAAGAGAAGAAAGTCAAAGGTGCAAAACCTAGTGGTGGCGGTAAGTTCAAGATGATGGCAGTCAAGAAGAAGGAAACCGAGACAGCAGCAAAGAAAGCAGGTTACAAGAATACACAAGACTATGTAAATGTACAGGCAGTTCGTAAAGGAGGACTCGGAACATAGTGCATATATAGGAGTGGATCCAACACATTTATTACTATGTTTTCATTCCTACTACCTTTAGCATCAAAGATTATCTCTGATGCAGTAGATAAAATACCTGAAGATGCAGAACTAGGTGAAAAACTCATCGATATCTGCCTCAAAATTATTGGTAAAGCAGTAAAACTTACCAAGACAGATGCTGATGATAAATTGTTCGCTCAAGTAAAAGCAGCAATCAAGTCCAGATAGCACAACATCACAGATACCACGGGTCACCCGTGGTATTTTTATAAATATCTAAAGACAAATTATTATAAGAAAGGAAATGGCTCTTTGGGGAACAAGTGATTCAGACGAATCAAAACCTAAGAATTTAACAACTGCGGAGAAGAAAGAAGTCTATGCTACCGCTAGTGGATGGGTTCGCGAAGCAGGATCTGCACTATCCGGTAATGGCAATACAAACGCTGACCCAGAGATTCTAGTAGCAGTTGGTGGACTAGCAGTTTCTCTTGGTGCTGCAGACATTACAGATATAGAATTCGTAACAACAACCTTCAGTAAAGCTGCAGGTGTAACATTGACAGTAGATGTAAGATTCAACGAAGAAGTTGATGTAACAGGCACTCCACAACTTACTGTAGTAAATGATCAAAGGGCAAATCACACATTGTCTTATGCGTCAGGTAGTGGTAGTAACGAATTGAGATTCCAACTTACAATTGCTGCAGGTGATGCTGCAACAAATGCAGGTGACATACTATCAATTGGTGCCGATGCTATGGCATTGAACGGTGGAACAGTCAAGGATAAAGGCACTAACACAACATCTACTATCACTAACTCTGCTGCGATTGGTGCAGCAGCAGGCACAATAACTGTAGCAGCATAATATGACATGAGATTCGATGAATTGAATGATGAAAATCATCTCCTCTTTGCTATTAAATTTTATGACAATCCTCAAGCGGTAACGATCGAAGACTTTCATGAAGATCTGAAAAGATTCAAATACATAAAGAGATTGTTAAAAAAATATGTTATGAAAGGTGAATTGAAATATCATTTGATAATTAATCATTTTATTATATGTTTCAATGTCTTTGGAGATGCCACGATTCCGTTACTGTTTTATAAAATAGAGAAGGAATACTGGTCCCTTATAAAAACATTTTTATTATTTCTTGATAGAATACCTGAGTTTCCCAAATCTGGTATTGACGATCTGAAGGTGGATAAGAAATGCCTTGACCTGCTCAACAAAATCTAATGGACAACGATAGGATAATAAAATTTATAAGAGAGATGATGAGTGTCGGTGGCACTGCCAGTGCTCCCGGTTTTAGTGGGAAGGCAGATCCGAAAGGACCTGTCTCCGGATTTGATCCTGCGTTAGATCTTAGAAAAAGGCATGGCAGAAAGTTGAACATGTTCTATCGTAAACGTTTACAATCTCAACGAAAAAAGAAAAATGTCTGACATTAATACAGCAATACTGGAAAGACTAGAAAAAGTCGTCGCTTCTTTACAAGATAACTCTGTAAAGATGGGACAACTTCTTGCTGTACACAATGAAAAGTTGGATAAACAGGATAAGATAGATGAGGTTCTTTTTGAAAAAGTAGATAGTGTTCATCGAGAAGTAAATCGTAAAGCAGATGAGATAAAAAAAGGTTGTGAAAGAGATATACTTATGATCGATGATCGTCTTAGAATAATAGAAAAGAAGATGTGGACGATAGCAGGAGCGTTGACTATCATATCTTTTCTCGTCAGTCCAATTGGACAAAAATTTATTCAGAGATCATTGACAACATCATCAAGCACTGCTACACTTATAGAACCGATGTTCAATGATACTAGATGATATTTTTAGACTCCAAATATATTGGACTCATATCAGCAAGATTAGATAAGATAAAGAAAGTAAAACCTGATTTATATAATTTCAGATGTCCATATTGCGGAGACTCAAAGAAGCATAAGAATAAGAAGAGAGGATATCTATACAAAAGAAAAACTGATTTCAACTTCAAGTGTCACAACTGTGGCGTTTCCAAGTCCTTTACATACTTCCTCAAAGATCTAGATAGACAACTCTATGATCAATATGTTTTAGACAGATATAAGGAAGGACTTACTGGGAAAGCAACCGTCACACCTGAACCAGATTTCAAAAAGATTATCAATAAACCAGTCTTCAAGAAGAAGATAAATCTTCCCTTGGCATCTACTAATGATAGAGCAAGGGATTATCTTGTCAGAAGAAAGATAGATCCTAACAAGTTTTACTATGCTGAGAGATTCAAACACTATTGTAATACTCTCAAACCAACATTTGAAACAACTAAAAATGATCATGATAGAATCATCATACCAATGTATGACAGGGATAAGAAGTTGATTGGGTTTCAAGGCAGAGCACTTGATTCATCACAGCAACCTAAATATCTTACTATCATGTTAGATGAAGATGCACCAAAACTTTACGGATTAGACACAATCGATGAAACAAAACCCATTTACATCCTTGAAGGACCTTTCGATTCCACCTTCGTGGAAAACTCGGTTGCTATGTGTGGGTCCGATGTTGATATTAGGTCGCTTGGTTGGAGCGATTATATTTGGGTTTTTGATAACGAACCACGTAACAGAGAAATCGTCACAAAAATCTCCAAGTGTATTGGAAGAGGTGAACAGGTAGTTATATTTCCACACACAATACCACAAAAAGATGTCAACGACATGGTATTGGGTGGACAAAATATAAAAACTATATTAGAATCTAATACATATAAAAACTTACAAGCAGAACTCAAATTTACTAATTGGAAAAGGAATGAGCAACGTACGGGTCAAAAAACGAAACGGTTCTATTGAACCTATGAACCTTGAGAAGATGCACGTTATGGTAGAACGTGCATGTAAGGACTTAGCAGGAGTATCTGCATCACAAGTCGAGATGCAATCGGGTATACAATTCTATAATGGCATCACAACAGATGAGATACAGGGAATACTTATAAAATCTGCTAGTGATCTTATCAGTTTAGAACAACCTAACTATCAGTATGTTGCTGCAAGACTTCTTTTATTCTCATTACGTAAGAGTCTGTATGGAAAGATATATGAGATCCCTCATCTAAAAGATCATATCGATAGGTGTATTGATAATGGTGTATATGACCCTACAGTCAACGATAAGTTCACCGTAGGAGAGATAAATGAATTAGAGAAGTACCTTGATCATGATAGGGACTATCTTTTTACCTACGCCGGTCTTCGTCAGGTTGCTGATAAGTATCTTGTACAAGACAGAAGCAGTGGTCAGGTATATGAAACACCACAGTTTATGTACATGCTTATTGCAATGACCATGTTTGCAGAATATGATAGAGGAACTAGACTAAATTACATCAAACGTTATTACGATGCCATTTCCAAACACAAGATCAACATACCGACCCCAATCATGGGCGGTGTCAGAACACCTATTCGGCAGTTCGCGTCTTGTGTTCTCGTTGATATTGACGACACCTTGGATAGCATTTTTACTTCTGATATGGCCGTGGGTCGTTATGTTGCACAAAGGGCAGGCATTGGTATCAACGCAGGTAGGATCCGTGGCATTAACAGTAAAATCAGGGGTGGAGAAGTTCAACACACAGGTGTTATACCGTTCCTCAAGAAGTTTGAGGCAACTGTCAGATGTTGTACTCAAAATGGCATACGAGGGGGATCAGCGACTGTCCACTTTCCAATCTGGCACCAAGAAATCGAAGATATCTTAGTCCTCAAGAATAATAAAGGTACAGAAGATAACCGTGTTCGTAAGTTAGATTACAGTATACAAATTTCAAAACTATTTTATGAAAGATTTATTACCGGTGGTGATATCAGTCTCTTTAGTCCTCATGATGTTCCTAATCTTTATGATGTCTTTGGAACCGAGGAATTCGACGGACTCTATGAATCGTACGAGGCAGACTCAACAATTCCTAGAAAATCAATTGCTGCTCAAGAATTATTCGGGCAACTAATCAAGGAGAGAGCAGAGACAGGTCGTATCTATATTATGAATATTGATCACTGTAACTCTCACTCATCCTTCTTAGACAAGGTTGAAATGAGTAATCTATGTCAAGAGATCACTTTACCTACAAAACCATTACAGCACATTGACGACCCCGATGGCGAGATTGCACTGTGTATTTTATCTGCTATCAATGTAGGGAAGGTAAGATCTGACCATGAATTAGAGGAACTATGTGATCTGACTGTCCGTGCATTAGATGAACTGATAGACTATCAAAAGTATCCAGTCATTGCTGCAGAGAATGGAACAAAGAATCGTCGTAGTTTAGGAGTCGGGTATATAGGTCTCGCCCATTATCTCGCTAAGTTAGGGTTCAAATATGATTCTCAGGAAGCATGGGATGCTGTTCATTCATTATCCGAGTCATTCCAATACTTCTTATTGAAAGCATCAAACAATCTTGCAAAAGAAAAAGGTAAGTGTGGATACTTTAATCGTACGAAGTACTCCAATGGAACTTTACCTATTGATACATATAAGAAGGACGTAGACGAAATTACTAAGATTTCTTATCAACATGATTGGAATTCTTTACGGAATAACATTGCCAAACATGGACTCAGGCACAGCACTTTGTCGGCACAAATGCCTTCGGAGAGCAGTTCCGTTGTGTCAAATGCAACCAATGGAATCGAACCACCTAGAGGGTTCTTGTCCGTTAAAAAAAGCAAGAAGGGACCTCTCAAGCAGGTGGTTCCTCAATACTCGTCGTTGAAGAACAACTATACTTTACTATGGGATATGCCTAGCAATGATGGATACATCAAAGTAGTATCAGTCATGCAAAAATTCTTTGATCAGGGCATATCCGGAAACTGGTCATACAACCCTACTAATTATGAAGACAATCAAATTCCCATGGAAGTCATGGCACAGGATTTGTTGTCCACATATAAGTACGGATGGAAGACTTCATACTATCAAAATACATTTGACAATAAATCTGATGAGGTTGAGGAGACTCCTACACCTGTAAAAGATCTTATCTGTCAAATAGAAAACCAAGACGAAACCTGCGAATCCTGTGCAATTTAGAACAACCGAATCAAAGATGTCAAAACCAAGAGGTATGACAGTATTCAACCAGAATAAAGTTGACACTAAGTCACAACCTATGTTCTTCGGTGCTCCCCTTGGAGTTCAAAGATATGACTCTTACAAGTATCCTGTGTTTGATAAACTTACTAATCAAATGCTAGGTTATTTCTGGAGACCAGAAGAAGTATCACTGCAGAAAGACCGTGGTGACTATCAAACTCTTCGCCCAGAACAGAAACATATATTTACTTCTAACTTGAAGTATCAGATCTTACTTGACTCTGTTCAAGGAAGAGGTCCCGGTATGGCATTCGCACCTTACTGTGCTCTACCTGAATTAGAAGCAGCGATGAACGTATGGCAGTTCATGGAGATGATTCATAGCAGATCATACACATACATCATTAAAAATGTTTATCCTGATCCTTCAGAAGTTTTTGACACTATACTAGATGATCAAAAAATTATTTCTCGTGCACAGTCAGTGACCAAAGCATATGATGAGTTCATAGAGGTGGCACAGGAGTGGGGTAATGGTTCAATGTGGTCACCAGATATGAAGGGAAGCACCACTGCAGAGTGGACTGAAAAAGAACTCAAAAGAAAACTTTATCTAGCAGTAGCAAATGTCAACATACTAGAAGGTATTAGATTCTATGTCAGTTTTGCTTGTAGTTTTGCTTTCGGAGAACTCAAACTCATGGAGGGATCGGCAAAAATTATATCTCTCATTGCCAGAGACGAGAATCAACACACAGTTTTGACTCAAAACATAATGAAGAAGTGGATGGATGGTGATGATCCTGTCATGTCACAGATTGTAGAAGAGGAAAGAGATGCTGTCATAGGTATGTTCAAAAATGCTGTCAATGAAGAGAAAGAGTGGGCACAATACCTATTCAAAGATGGAAGTATGATTGGACTCAATGATAAATTATTGGTTAAATATGTTGAGTGGACTGCTAACAAAAGGATGAGAGCACTTGGACTCCCTCCTGCATATGATATACCTATCAGAAGTAATCCACTACCATGGACTGAACACTGGATCTCATCTAAGGGATTACAGGTGGCACCACAAGAGACAGAGGTAGAATCCTATGTTGTCGGTGGTATCAAACAGGACATGAAGAAAAATGCATTCTCTGGATTCAAATTGTAAATGTTTTTATTTGATGTTGACGGAACTCTGACTCCTTCTAGACAAAAGATAGACAAAGAGTTCTCTAAATTCTTTAGTAATTTTTGTAAAACTCATGAAGTCTACCTAGTCACAGGCAGTGATAGAGATAAAACTGTTGAACAATTAGGTAAGACTTTATATAATAAAGCAAAGAGAGTATACAATTGCTCCGGTAATAGTGTCTGGGAAAAGAATAAAAACGTGCATACTAATGAGTGGAATTGTCCTTGTATTTTATCTTCATATCTAGAACTAGAACTAAATGCAAGTCAATTCAAAATCAGAACTGGTAAGCATATAGAAGAAAGACCGGGGTGTATAAATTTCAGTATTCTTGGAAGAGGAGAGGATAATATGAAACATAGAAGCGAGTATGTTGTATGGGATGCGAAGATGGAAGAAAGAGATAAGTTAGCACAGAATCTAAGAAGATTGTTTCCTGACCTTTGTATCACAGTTGGTGGTGAGACAGGTTTAGATATTTCACCAAAGGGACATGACAAGTCTCAGATATTACATGACTTTGAGACTCATGATACTATAACTTTCTTTGGAGACAAGACCTTCGTAGGGGGAAATGATTATAGCATTGCTCATGCTATTATAACTAATGATCGTGGAATAGTTCATCAAGTCAGTGATTTCAATGAGACTTGGGAGATTTTGAAGTCGAAGTATACATAGTTATTATACTATAAGTACAATGGACCCAGATGACAAGGACAAACTGATCCCATGTGAATGCGACGGTCTAGACTACGAGATTGATTACTTTGAACTAAAAGATGAAAACACAGAGTGCAAAAGCGAAGGGTAGGAGACTACAACAGTGGGTGAGAGATATGCTCATTGAACATAGGAATGTACATCCCGAAGACATAGAGTCAAGAAGTATGGGTGCAGGTGGAGAGGACTTGATCATGGCAAGAGATGCTAGACAAAAGTTCCCTTTTAGTGTAGAATGTAAGAACCAAGAGAAACTCAATGTTTGGGATGCATATCAGCAAGCAGTTGATAACTCTGGTGACTATGAACCCATCCTTATAATGAAGAAAAATGGTAAGAAACCATTGGTCGTCTTGGACGCGGAAAACTTTATCAGAACCGAATTCTAACATGAATGATTGGACACACTCAGATGAGAGAATGAAACTAAGGCAGGAAGTATTTCGTGCTCTTACCTCATACTTAGATCAGCACTGTAGACATGTCTATGAGTTTTGTAACATTTGGACTACACAAGAAGAATCATCTGATAAATCTATAGAGGATGCTTTCCAAGATTACTTATTACAAAATTTAGAAAAATCTTATGCAAAAACTAATTAATGTACTCGCTGTTTCGTCTTTCGTTATATCTGGTGCCGTTGTCGGTAGTGGTGTATACGTATATGTCAACAGAGCGTCCATACTTGATGGAATTAAATCAAAAGTTATGGAAAGTGTTACTGGATCACTTCCCGATGTCCTAAGTACAGACGGTATGATACCATCTTTACCTGATGCCACAGGACCTGTTTTACCTTCCCCCTTATAATCCTATATAATATACATTAGGAATGTTATGGCAGAAGTAAAAGAGAAATCGAGAGGTCCTTTAGGCAAGTTCAAAGAATTTGCTGAAGATAAAGAAGAGCAACTGGAAATACTTGGTGCATTGGTTCGTCTTGGTGTAGTGATTTGGAGTGGATTTATAATCACCCTAAATTATGTTGAACTTCCTATAGTAAAAAAACCTGTAGGAGCATCATCCGATATCACTTTCGTGGCTTCGATTTTTACAGGGGCATTAGCTACTTTTGGATTGTCTACGGGTAATTCTAAGAAAAATAATAACACAATAGAACCTAAGAAGTAACATGGATCAAGATGAAGCGATGTTTGGGGCGGAACCCAAAGTAAATAAAAAAAGAAATTTTTGTATCAACATAAAATGGATATCTTTCGGTGTTGTTGGTAGTCTTTTTGCTGTGTCACATATCGGAATGATTGGACATCTTGCTACAAGAAAAATTGAACCGACATTACCATTAATAAATCCACCAGTGGGTCCATACTCATCATATAAAGTGAGTGTATCTAAGGAGGGATACGCTATTTCATATAAAGCAAACGATCCTAAGACTGCATTTATTACTAAAGACATTAAAGAGAAGGGTGGTTTCTTAGGACTAGCAAATGAAAATACTCAGATCACAGAAGAGTACTTCATGGATGGTCAGACTAATCAGGGTGGTCCAGTATCAAATCATAGATCTTGGTTAGATAAAAAAACAAAAGCATTAGAAGATGATATAAATTCTTCCACACAAAAAAGTGAAGCATGCGTTAAAGCAATCGGGTCAGCAGAAGGAACGGGTAGACTCGTAGGCACTAGCATTGGTGCAGCAGCAGCACCTACTCTTAGCAATATACCATTTGTAGGATGGGTAGCAGCAGGATGGGTAGCAATGTTCGGTGGTAATCAAGGTGCTGAAATGGGTGGTAACATGGCAGAAGATTTGAATAAAAACTGCTAATATATAATAAAGCACATAAAAAACTATGCCAGTCTACCAAGATTACGAAATTCGTATAAACTTAAACGAACTTATTGAAAAAAGAATACCCTGTTGCGATCTTCTTCATCCAGATCATTGCCTAACAGAGAAACAAATAGCAGAGATTGCACATGATATACGTATGGACTTGAATCTTCATGATGTATTCAAACAAGTGGATCAACATATCATGAGATACGTCGAAGCAGCAGACATTGATAATTCAACTCACTGGGTAGAACCACATCTACCAGATTTAGATAGAGACTTGAAAGATGAAGAAGGGATTTCATTCATGTAAGCATAAATACCTATATGAAAAAACTAAACACATTCGTCTTAGATACCACAATTTATATTTTAGACTTCCTCTACAGAGGTAGAGATTTCCAGAGGTTCTGGGTTCTTGAAGTGATTGCCAGAGCACCTTACTTTGCTTTCATCAGTGTGTTACACTTTCGTGAAAGTCTTGGACTTCGAGGAGAAGAACATGTATTCTTAATGAAGGAACATTTTTACCAAGCATTAAATGAAACAGAACATTTGGAAGAGATGGAACTTAGGGAAGGCAATAAGCATTGGATCGATAGATTTTTTGCTAAACACTTAGTTCTTCTTTACTATTGGATCATGGTTGTTTACTATCTTGTTGATCCTATGAACGCTTATGACATCAACATGAAGATAGAGAAGCATGCTTATGAAACATATACTAAATATTTTGCATACCATCCTCTTGACGAAAAGATCGCTGAGATTGCACAGGATGAATTAAATCATGCTAAAGAATTGCGACAGGCAATGACTCTTGTTTATGGAAATATCTGAGATTGAAGTTCAAGGACTGGCGATACCATCTGTGCCACACACATGGATCAACTCTCCTCATGTGTCAATCCCAAAGGTGCCATCGATTACAGATACTATCTACATTGGTGTTCCTGTCATAAATGTGCCGGGGTGTGTAGAGGCACATAAAGATGGTAAGAAGAATAGAGTTCTGAAGGATGATGATCCAGATGGGACTCAAGTTTTTTGTGATGCTCAGACTCCATCGTTCGATCCTATCGAATATACACCAGAGGATTTGATAATTATTGAGGAGGCACCACCTCCACCAGTAGCAAACACGGAGCAACCGACCCTTGAAACTCCTCCAATACCTGAGATACCAAAGACAACTAAAAATGAAGAGGTTATCACCACCGAAGAAGCACCTCCAACTTGGGTTGAAGAGTATCTACCTTCTCCCTCCGAGATAAGCACAACCACATCCATAGCAGTCATAGCGACAACAACTGCTGCAGCAACACCTTTATTATTACGAGTTGTAAAACCTGTAATACAAAGGATATGGAAAACTATACAAAAAAAATTAGGTAAAAAAATTACGAAACCCACTCGTCAAGAAATGTTGACAGATGAGTATCGTAAGAAGAAAGGTCTTAGTCCTTTGAAGAAGAAGTCCCGATAGATATTTCTTTTAGATCACTTGCATTCCCTGATGGTATGGAATGTGAGTGATTTTTTATTGTGTTCACGTTATTTACTACAACATCAGCACATATACTAGCATAAGGTGACTGTGGATGAAAGGTAATTCCAACCTTCATTAGTTCCCCACAGTTCTTGAGTCTAGCAAGTTCAAAGTCTAACCTTTTATTTGCAGTCAATTGTGCACGATATTCATTATGTAAGGTTGCTGCTTCTTTACATAACTCTCTTGCTTTTTTATCTAATGAGAAACTAATCGTTGCGGAGAACCCTAGATTAATATTTTGATTTGATTTCTGTCCAGTTCTAACTGGTTTATAGAATAAAATTTCTCCCGGATTGTCTGGCACACCATCATCATTGGCGTCTAGACTGTTGTACACGGGATCTAACCAATAATCTTCGTAAGGATCGGTCCATGATCCTGTTCTGGTGGCGTATGGAGTAATATTGGCGGTGGGAACTTGACAAGATATACCATCACCAAAGGTGTTAGTCATATACGGACCTTGTAAAACCTGTATTGCCTGATTGGTCACTGATCCACTGGAGTTGGCGACTGGACTTGCAGTAGCAGAAACTCCTCCTATATCACCTGATGCATAGGACGGGGTTATAGTATAAGGTATTGTTACAGCACTAAGAGTTGCAATTATTGACTGAATATACTTGTTGTATCGGTTACGCTTTGGATTGTGGTGGTTCTTTGTATTACAGTATGAGTCGAAAGACCGGGGGCTTTGTATGTCTCCGTGAATTGAAACGCTGCTCCCGGAGTTGTTAGTGTCCAATTGGGTTTTTGTGAAGTGTTCAAGTCTGTCCATGCTGAAGTCACACCGTTATTTGTTATAGATTGGGTTCCAGTATCCGGCGTTATACCAGAACCATCGTGCTGTACATTAACACCCGATACCGAGTATTGATACCCAGTGTTATAATCCATTGAATTAATGGTCTCAGTCACGGTGGAAGTCGTTTCCGTGTGTGAGGTCATTGATCCCTGAGTAAAATTAGGCACCACAGGGACAGCACTAGCAGGAGTTGCTAGTGCTAGAAGTAATAAGAAGGGAAGTCTTCTTATCATAATTTAGTCGATTACTAATTCTGTTACGAATTGACCTGTAGTTACTGTACCACTTCCGCCACCAACTGCTGTTATAGCATGTGCTGATGTTACAGTACCTGTACCAGTACCAGTGCCTAGACCAGTAGATGTCTGATCTGAATATGCACTGACAGCACCTAAAGATGGAGCAGTAGTTTGTATAGCGTCACCTTCAATAAATGATTGAGAGAATGAGAACGCTGTGCCTGCAGTGTGAGTCGCTGTAGCAATAGAACCTTGTCCTACACCTTCAGTTAGAGTTCCTAGACCACCGACGTTTAGGTCTGGAGTTCCACTGCCACCTACATCTGTAGAAACTCCTGATCCGGAGACAGAGTATGTGGATCCTATTCTTGAAACTTGTGTTGCTGCTGCATTAGTTTGTAACTGTATACTAGACTGCATCTTGTGCGTGATGTCTGCAAATACAGGAGAACCAAATCCTGCTAATAATATAAGTGGTAAGTATTTCTTCATGAAATTACCGATTATTTGCTACCTTATATATAATATTTACTGGTTAAGATTTTATTATGTTATCAGTTCATCAGCATTGGGACCCACTAAAAGTATGTCTTGTAGGGAGGTGTTATCCACCAGAATATTTTAATTATATACAAAACTCAAAAACTAGAGATGTATTTTATCGCATCGCTGAAGAAACTGAAGAGGACTTTCAGAAACTTATATCAGTTCTTGAAAAGTTTGATGTAAAAGTAATAAGAACAGATATCTCAGATAATCCAGAGGATTATAAGAGACCTGATGGTAGTATGAAATCACCACCCATGACACCTAGAGACTATACTGCAATGGTCGGGTCTAAATTTTTTATGCCCGGAGAAAATTTTGGAAAGAACTTGAATCTTGAAGAGAATATAGGTAGACTTCTTTGGGGTAATCCCTTAGATGCAAATAGGTTATTGGATTCGCAGAAAAATTTATTACAGTACATATATGATCTCACCTTTCCCGGCAGACCTGTATCACTATCAACTCAGGCAATGCTTATGAAATCTTTGAGAAATAAACCATCGATACATAAAAATATACTATCATTCCTAGACACTGAGGAACTCAAAAATGTTGCATTCCAAGGGCAAACAAACACTATCGGAAAGGTGACTAAGTATGAACACGATGATAAAACATATCCCTTCAAGACACTAGAAAATTTTGTAAAGGATAATGAAAATGAAATTATATATGATCAGTATACAAATTCTGCATCTATGATCAGAGTAGGGAAGGACTTGTTCTTTGGTGCATCTAATATCATCAACAAATTGAATGAGGATAAGTTGATGAAGAAGTGGAAAAAATTACTTCCTGATTATAATTATCATATAATTGATTCGCCCGGACACACTGATGGACATACCATGCCTATAAAACCCGGATTGATTTTGAGCACTAAGTCTCCTGAATTTTATAAAGATTTATTTCCAGAATGGGAAGTCGTGACATGTTATAAAAAATCGATGGAACCTTGGAAAAAATTAAGAAAAAAAAATCGTTCAAGGTATTGGGTTCCGGATGCAGGTGACGACTTTTATGATTATGTCAATGAGTGGATGGATGATTGGGTAACTTATGCAGAAGAAACAATCTTCGATATAAATCTATTGATGATTGATGAGAAAAATGTTGTATGTAATACTGTTAACAAGGAAGCTTTTGATACTTTTGAAAGGCACGGAATTACACCTCACATCATTAACTTCAGACACAGATACTTCTGGGATGGAGGATTGCATTGTATGACATCCGATATAGATAGAGTTGGTGTTCAACAAGACTTTTTTTCATTATGATATCAGTTCATCAACATTGGGATCCACTGAAAGTATGTGCTGTAGGTAGGTGTTATCCACCAGAATATTTTAATTATATACAAAATATAAAAACTAGAGATGTATTTTATCGCATCGCTGAAGAAACTGAAGAGGACTTTCAGAAACTTATATCACTTCTAAAAAAATTTGATGTAGAAATAATAAGAACTGATTTATCTGATAATCCAGACGATTATATGACGGGACGTATGAGATACCCACCGATGTTACCTAGAGACTACACTGCCATGATTGGAAATAAGTTTTATATGCCCGGAAAAAATTTTGGAAAAAATATAAATGTTGAAAGGGAGATTGGATCTATGCTCGAAATAAGTTCATTAAGAATGAATGATATATCTGATATAGGTAAAGATATATTAAGTTACGTGTATGATATTACTTTTCCCGGTAGACCTGTATCACCAACAACTCAGGCAATGCTTCTGAGAACTGTAATAAAAAATAAAAATTACAAGGATTTATTAAGTGCAATCGACACTGAAGATCTTAAGAATCTAATAATACAAGGACATACAAATACAATCATGAAGGCAGGAAGGTATGAGCATGATGATAAAATATATCCTTTAAAGACATTGGAAAAATTATTGAAGGATAATGACACCGAGATAGTTTATGATCAATATATCACTACTGCAAATACCACCAGAATTGGTAAGGATTTATTCTTCGGACTCAATAATATTATTACCAAAATAGGCGAAGATAGATTCATGAAGAAGTGGAAAAAATTATTTCCCGAATACAATATTCATCCGCTATCAGTTCCCGGACATAGTGATGGTGTTTATTGTCCTGTGAAACCCGGATTGATAATATCTCTCGAGAAACCTGATTTTTATAAAGATACATTTCCGGGATGGGAGGTTGTGCATCTCGAAGGTGAAAGTTGGGATAAAGTACAACCATTTCTTGACAAGAAGGAAAAAACAAGAGGAAGATACTGGGTGCCGAATGCAGGTGATGATTTCTATGATTATGTCAACGAGTGGATGGATGATTGGGTTGGATACGTAGAGGAGACAGTCTTTGATGTTAACATGCTTGTAATTAATGAAAGTAATGTGATTGTCAATAATTATAATAAAAAAGCATTTGAGGCTTTTGAAAGGCACGGAATTACACCTCACATCATTAACTTCAGACACAGATACTTCTGGGACGGAGGTTTACATTGTATTACTTCTGATATATCAAGAGAAGGGGAACAAAAAAGTATAAAAGAATTGAATGTATAGAGTTGTTTTTGTTGGTGGTATCAAGGAGTTGACTCCTGAGTATGAAAAGTATAACGATGATCTATATGCTAGTGCTCAGACACTAGATGGATTCATTGGTATTGACAGTGAAGTGATTGAAGGTGTTGAGATAACAATAAGTAAATGGAAATCTAAGAAAGATGTAATGGAGTGGGCGATGGATCCACTTCACATGGATGCAAAAAGACAAGTAAAGTCTTGGTATAATTGGTACAAATCATATCACCTTGAGTCATGATAATATACACATGTATTACTAATGGTTATGATGTACCAGAGGGACACTATATTGATCCTGAT